AACCGGCTCGGTCAGCGGCCAGTAGACATGCCAGCCACGGCCAGAGTTGACGATGGTCGGCTTGGGTAGGCTCAGTGTTTTGCACAGCTGCTTAAGCGCCGCCATTCCTGCTGGCTGGTCAATGTACCCGTTAACGCGACCTGCCGCGTCAGGGATAACTTTTGATTCGCCGCAGTCGATGTCCAAAAAGAACGCTTGCATCTCACCACAGTTAAGTGCAGTGCGGTCTTCGTCCGTCTTGAACTTACCCAGTGCAAAGAAAGCATCGCAGCCCCTTGCAACCAAAGACTCCGCGTGTTCTTGTACTTCGTCCAGAGTCTTAAAAAAGAGTTGGGATTTTGATTTGCCCAGCCCAAGGACGCAGTACCAACCATCTGTCTGGGGTACTACGCTTCGCAATAGGGAGATGTCTGCCATAACCATCCAATAGCACGTCAATTAAATGGGGGGTGACGGGGGCTGACGGATACCCCGTTCGCTCCGTCGAGCTAGTCACCCCCAAACCGTTACAAAACAGAGAACAGCTGGCTGATCTTTGTGGCCTGTGCTGGGTTTGGCTCATGCTTGCCAAGGAACCAGTTGTAAACTGACTGCCTACTGACGCCCAACTTATCTACGACCTCTATTACAGAGATGTTGGAGTCAATGCAGTGCCGTCCAAAGCGTACACCAAACCTCTTTTTAGAGGCTTTGCGGTTCCCGTGAACAAGCCGTAATGAATAGCCGATCATTAGTCGTCGCCCCATTCATCAACCAGAGTGCTCAGGCCGGAGTCCTTCTTAGCCGCTGGCGCAGCCTTAGCCTTAGCAGCAGGTTCTGGCGCTGGCTCATCGGTTTCAGCAGCTTTGATCTTCGCAGCGGCTGAACCAGCCGGAGCTACAAGTCGTGGCATTGAGGGCGCAGCAACCGCAGCGGTGTCGCGCTTCTTGAAGTTGAGCTTACCTGCTGCAACTGCGGCTGGTGCTTCACCCTGCTCAACGATCGTGTCGTAGGTGTCAGAGTCAAGGAACTCCACATTGCTGAAGAACAGCTTGGGCACATCAGCATCAGAGTCAAACGTCAGTCGCGTAGTCAGCATGTTCAAGTTAAACCCTGAGCTACCAACATAACGGGCGTATTGCAGGAAAGGCATGTGCTCCATGTCACCAGAACCGAACAAAGACATTGCGGGAATTACCAGCTGGAAGATGTCGCCAGATGGGTTGTTGGCCAACACGACAGCAACTCGCTGAGAGAACCTGCACAGGGTCTTGTTGCCGCCCGCCGAACCTTTGATAGCTTTCGGGCACTCCTTGCAACTGCTATGTTGCGGGTCTTCGACTTCGGCGTCAGGGCGCTCGCCATCACTAGACCAGCAATCAGGCGGCGCGGTTTCTTCTGGGCTGTACACACCAGCATGAAAAGTTTTCTGCACGGTAACAGAACCATTCACAATCACCACATCAAGATGCGGGTCAGTGTTCTTAGCAATCTCCTTGCCGCCGTCAACCAACCGGAAGACTTTGCCGCGCAGGGAGATGCGCTTGTTGCTGCTACCAGACGCAGTGAATGCTTGGGTAAAGTTATCAAGCTTTACGTTCTGCAAGTGGGTGGGCATGTTGCCCTTAAACGTTTGAATATTTGCCATTTCATTCTCCTTGGTTTTTGCGGCGTACCGTCACCGCATATCTACTATCAACATTCATCCCGGCAGGATACTCGTCGGGATGCTCTTCTAAAAAGTCTTTCATGTTTCCGTTGTGGACACGCTTCTCGAGCAAACCATAAGCATCGTGCTTCTTGATAAGCTCATAGACTGCGGGCCAGTTGGATGGCATGTAGCGTTTGCGAACAGTGCGAATGACCACCGCTGAATTGGTGCTCATGCTGTTGCTGTTTGAAGCGTTAAGCGTATCGAGCAACTGCGCCTCGATCTCCGCCATAGCTTTCTCAAATTCTCCGTCTTCAGCGGTAAACCGCTCTTTGAGAATCTCACGTTTTTGGCGCAGCTTAATGTACTGCACCGACAGTTCGTCCATATCATTCATTGCATCTCCTTGGTTGAGAGGATTCTTATTGTAGCGGTATTTTGGACTTTGTCAAGTCTCTACCAACTCTTTTTTGTAAAGATCAATCAACTTTTCATGGTTGTTGATGTTGCCTTGCAGCATACTGTATAAACGGTTCTCAACTGGACTGCCTTGGATATGCACAATCGTCATTGGGTTGCGTTGACCGGGGCGGTCAATACGAGCGTTAGCTTGCAAGTACGTCTCCGTAGACGTAACAGGAGAGTACCAGATAATCACGTTGGCGGCTGTTAGGGTAACCCCGTGGGCCGCAGCGGACGGCTGCACTACAAGCACTCGCGGGTTTGGCTGCTCTTGAAACTTCTTAAAAATCTCCGTGCGATTACGTACAGACACGTCGCCATGAATGACTTCGTTCGTGATGCCCGCCTTGGTCAGATGGTTGTGCAGCATTTCAATCGTATGACGGAACGGCACAAACACAATCACCTTGTGGCTGGCCTCGTCAATGACTTCTTCCACCACCTTCAGCCGTGACGACACATCGAAGTGAACCACAGTGCCAGTGTCAGCGTACACCGCACCGCCAGAAATTTGAAGCAGCTTGCTCATCTTGGCAGCTGCGTTCACCGCGCTAACCTCCTCGCCGTTGCTCTCCAACAGCAGTTGGTCTTTGAGCTCCTTGTAATACTTGCGCTGATCAGCTGACAAGGGGGCCATGCGTGTGACGTGCGTTACGGACGGTAAGTCCAAGCACTCAGCCTTGGTAAACCGAATCGCTGGCTGCAACATCTCAAACACAATCTTCTCAGCTTCGGGGCGTGGCTCCCAGCGATACATGCCGAACTGCTGCATAACAGATTCGCGGTAGTCGCCATAGAAGCGCGGTGCCCGCGACGGTACGCACAGCTTGCCAAGCCCGTAGGCGTCGAGCGGCGACTGAGCGGCGGGTGTGCCAGTCAGCAGCCATAGCCACGAGTCGTCACGCACGAGCTTACGCATTAACTTCCAACGCTGTGTCTGCACGTTCTTGTAGGCATTAGCTTCGTCAATCACCACAAGGTCGAACATGTTCTTGTCAATCATGGACGCTGCGATAGCTGGGATGCCGTCGTAGTTGATGACCACAAACTCTGCCGCGCTACTAGCGATCTTGTTACGCTTATCAGCGGAACCGTACGCTACGTCTACGGTGCGGTGCACTGCGAACTTGAACAAGTCCTGCTGCCATGCTGACTGCATGATTGACAACGGGCACACAATCAGAACACGCTTGATAGCGCCGATGTTCATCAAGTAGTCTGCCGCCCAGATAACTGACGCAGTCTTACCCGTGCCCTGTTCGTTGAAACAGAACGCCCGCTTACGCAGGGTTAGGAAAGACGAGGTCTCCTTCTGATGCTCAAACGGAGTGAGCGCCATAGGTCGCGGCCACTTGTAGTCGCGGATGATAGGTGACGGAACGTTCTTGACATTAAGCTTGCTCAGCGTCAAGGCTTCCTTAAAACCCCAGTTCACAGACACCTCGTACCGACCATCCCCATAGTTGTTGACTATCTTGCTCTCAGGGATAGTCTCGGTGATGCGAGCGGGGAACTTGGTTTTAATAACCAGCGTACGACCTGCTAGGACTTGCATTACTTCATCGACCCATCTGAGTTGCGTTTAAACGAGCGGTTCTTGGATGGTGACTCAAGCCGTACACCGTCAGCATTGCTGCCGCCCTTACTAAGAGCTTTAACGTGTGCGACATCCTTGCCCGCTCGGTCTACACCTTTAGCGTCCAGCTTACGCCGCGCCTTCTGGCGCTCCAGCTTGTTGGGTATATCCCCACGGTCAAGCTGTTGCTGGTATTCTTTTTTGTATGGGCGTGGTTTATTTACGTATGGCATTTCTTTTCTCCTTCATAATTAAAACTTTCGTTTTTGGTCTAGGACAATCATCAGGCGGTACAACTGCACACCATACGGCATGCGGCGGTTCGCTGGATACTATATGCCATCTGTCAATGTATGTATCAGGCATATCCTTCAAGGCATTACGCACAGTGTCAGGTTTCAGTTCGAGTCGCTCAGATATCTCAATAGAGGTAAGTCCATCGTGGTACTGATGTAGCAATCTACGTATCAGTGGGTGCTTAGATACGCTCATTTGTTTTCCTTAATAAAATACCATTTCCACCTACGTTCCTTAGCGATACGGGCAAGGTGTTCTTTAATATACAGTTCAACGGGTATGCCCAACTTTCTAACTATGGCTATTTCAGATTGGAGCATTAGTACTTTGCTAATTTTGTTTTGACCTCTGACCTTGCGGACTATCATGTGTTCTGTTCCTTTAGCCATTCTTGAATGCGAACAAATGCAACTAAATAATTACCATTCTCAGCAAGCCGTACAGCCTCCAAGAATTGCGCCTCCGTCAGCCCAACCCAAGGGCGTTGTGCTGGCTCATCGGGGCAGTCTTCACACTTGGTTTTGCAGCCGTTCATCTTCATGCACCAAGGCTCTTGTACTGGCTGCGCCAATTCTTCAATACGTTTTTCCAACCTTTTGATTGTGGCTTCGTGGTATTGAATGATGGTTGCGTCTACATCATGCTCCTGCTGTGCTGGCTGTGCCAAGGCTGCTTTGATGGCGGTGATGGCTTGTTTGGCTTTGCAGCTTTCAGAGTGCGGATGGTAAGAAAGCACACCGCAACAAGCTTTGCTCCCAATGTCATCTTGCTCATTGTCGTACTTGATAACGTCTGCAAAATCTTCCAACGCCTCAAGCGCAAGTTTCAATGCTTCTTTCATTCCGCCACCTCCTGCTTTGCGGTTAACCCCTCAAGGCGTTTAATCCGTGCCACGTTGTAGGCAACGATGGCGGTGTGGTACTCCATGCTCGATTGATGGCGCAGTTTGGTGCGCTGCGCTTGTATCAGTTCTTCGGCGATGAGTTCCGCAGGGGTCGGCATCACCCAGTGGTTGACTAGCCACTGCCATGATTGTTTTAAGTGGTTCATTTCGTTTCTCCTCTTGCTCTGATTATTGTTGCACAGCTATATCCATCTTTAAAGCCGCCCCATTCTTCACACTCCTTCGCACACGCCTCACGCTCGGTTGCTGCTACTAAAACTGCAAAGGCTTCTGCAAACGCATTGGGTATCTCAAAATCAACGTGGTCAGGAATGCTATTGACAGCCTGTTGAACCATATTCATTAGTTCTTGGTTCATTTAAAAATACTGCTTGTTAAAACAGTCTTGGTGGGTTCGCATTGTTTGGTCTGTGCCTCGGTGTTGCTGAAGTAGCCAATCGCAAAGCAGATGGCGGCAAACACCCCCACACACTTAACAAACACCATTAGGTTGTCCCAAAACCGCTCGAACACGGTAGGGGTTTCTTCTTCGTCTTCGACCAGTTGAATTTTTATCTTACCCATGTTGTGTCCTTGGTTGAGGGGGGTGCTAGCCCCCTGAAACTTAAACTGTTTTGCCTGTCTGGAGTCTGTCGGAGACCAGCTTGGCATAGCCCGCAATGTCAACCCAGCTATCAGCGTAGTCAGCGTCACCGTTCACGATACGGCCTAGCTTGACGCAGATCATGTCCAGCGCCTCGGCTTGGTCGTACGAGTACGACTTACTGTGTACGCCAGAGTGCTCACGCAGCACATTCTTGAGTTTGTAAGTCACGGCGGCTTGGTCTATGAACTTGCCATATTTTGTACCCCGCTCTGCCAGCGTTGCATCAATGCCCTCGGTTGGTGCCCCTTGCATGCGGTGGCGGGGTCGCGCAGCAGCTTGGCGCAGCATCTCTGCTCTATCCTCAGCGCTCATGCCATTTGGGTTCTGGTTTTCTGTCGCCTTGTCTGCAACAGATGCATTCGACGCAGCAATTAACGCGGACACTTTATCTTTGTCTTTCTGCGCCTTGTCCATGCTTCGCTTGGCCATGTACGCAACTTGGTACCTGACACCAAACTCCGCAGCCACTTGGGCCACTGACATCTTAGGGTTCTTTGTAAAAAAACGACGTATCTTCTCAATGCGGGAAAGTTTCTTAGCCATTATTTAGCTCCTTGGTTGTGATCACAGGTTGAAACCGGGCAGTAGCCACGGCAGGTAAAGTTGGGTTTAGGATTCCATACTTTATTTTGTACGGATGCCTCTAGCTGCCCAACGTCAGACACCCACGAAACCCACAGATCGCTCTGTTGGTCAGCGAGGTATTCGGTCTTCACGAAGTCTTCAGCGAACAGGAACAACAGCCCTGCCTTGACTTTCTTGATGTGAGGAAAATGTTTAAAGATCGCAAGCGATAAAATCTCCAGCTGCTTGAGGTCCGCGTACTTGCTACTCTTGCCGGTCTTGTAGTCAACGGTCAACGCCTTGTCGTCTTGCAGGATGATCAAGTCAGCAATGCCGCGCCACCATACGTTCTTGTCAAAGAACCCGCATGGCTTGAGGTCAACAGTCAGGCCAAGCTTGTTCTCGCACAACTTCTGGCCGGAGATTGCGTTAAGCCTATCGAGTGCAGGTTGTATGTCTTTCGCGTATTTCTCTGGAATCGGTTTGTTTGACTCAATGTACTCCTGCGCGATCTTGTGAATCTCGTTGCCAAACGTGAGTGCGTCGCTCGGTGCTTCCTTCACATCCTTGGCAATGCGTAGATGAAAGTATTTCTTGGGGCACTGCTGATACAGCGACAGGTTGCTATAAGACCACGTTACGGGCTTTTCCATTAACAATCTCCATAAGTTAGAGCCATTCCGGACTCGCAGTTGAGGGGTAGGCCAGCGGCCCACGAGGGGGAAGTACGCATGCAATTCTCGATGTAGGCTTGCGCCTCCTTACCTTCTTCGATGGGGACCACGCAAGCAATCGCATCGTGCACAGTCAGCACCACACGATAACGTTTCTCGATCTCAATCATCTGCTCGCCGATAATGCAGCGAGCCACAGCTTGGCAAAGGTTCTCGGCTACCTTGCCGCCGTAGATACGGTTAGTCCCATACCGCGCCTCGTAAGAATACTGCCCGTCACTCATGCGCTGGAGTCCGGGATAGTTCAAGTACAGGTTGTTGGGTAACCTAATGCCTGTGAATGGGGACATCTCCAACAGTTGAACGACATCCACATCGCCAACGTCTTTCTGGGTGGTCATAGCAGAGAGCACAAGGTTGAGGTGATTCCACCATTGAGCGATGCGGGTATTGTTTTGGCGGTACTGCTTGATGATGTGCTTGCAGGTATCGAGGTCTACATTTTTACCCATGCCGCGCAGCTGTAACTGAAACTTAACCGCGCCCATGCCGTAGCCCGCGCCAAGCACTGTAGTCTTGCCAATGAATCGCTCGGCGTCTGTAATCTCCTCGGCGTCCTTGTTGTATATGCGCGAGGCCATGTACTTGTACACGTCCTGCTTATCGGCGAACAACTGCAACACGTCCGTCTGCCCCGACAGCCACGCCAGCACACGGGCTTCAATCTGTGATGAGTCGCAGTCAATGATGACGTAACCCTTGGGCGCGACAATACAACGTTTGAGTTTGTTGGCTTGGATGCCACGGCTCGGTAGGTTTTGCAGGTTAATCGAATCAGCGCCACCCCAACGTCCTGTATGTGCAGCATAGAACTTCAGTGGGATAGGCAGCTTATGCTCATGCGTCCGGCCAGCGATCTCAATGAACCGCTGCGTCCGTGTCTGCTCCAGTGTTGACTTAGTCCCAAGCCGCGCTGCTACAACCGCTTGCACCCGATCATCCTCGTGGTCTAGCAGAGCAATGAACCCTTCGTCGCTCTTGGCGAACGCGTAGGTCTCCTTATCCGTAGTTGGGCTAATCTTCATGGGTGGGTACACCCCCATAGACTCCAGCAATGCAGCAAACTTCTTGTTGCTGTTAAGAATCTCAGGTGTAATTTTGGCTTCCACAAATAGTTTCTGCTTGCGCTCATGCACCTCGGCCAAGTGCGATTTGAGGTGGTCTACGTTGAGTTCCAGCACAGGGTCACTAAACATACGGATGGTGATGTCTATGAGACGCTTCTCGCTGATGGGAAAGCTAGTGTTTAATTCCTTGTACAGCGCATAGGTCAAGTCCACGTCGTTCATACAGTAGTTGCCGTACAGGTGAAGATCGCCCGTTGTAAAGTCAGCGCGGCGCTTACCTTTTGCGTTATCAACTTCCGTTCCCTTTTGACCTAACCCGAAGTGCAACGCTAGCTTCGCCAGCCCGACACTCGCATTGGGGCCAAGCAACGCACGAGCCATAGACAGCGTATCAAGCCATGCTTTCGGGCGGATGCCGTAGCGCCAAGTCAGGATGGCCGCGTCAAACATTGCGTTATGGGCTAACGCGAAATGGTTGGCCCAATCGAACTGATGCAGCCAGAAAGCTGTGTCCGCGTCACTGCCGCTGAACCACTGCGTAGGCTCATCGTTCACCTTAACGGCTACCCCGATGGTTTCAAACTGCTCCCCCCGCACGTATTCCTCAGTCGTCAGCTTTGACAGACTGAAGTCTTTGTCGTAGTAGGACTCAAAATCCAGAGTGATCATCGGATGCCGTACTGTTGTCCGTACATACCCGCTTGCTGCGCCGCCATCTGCCCTTGCAGGATGTTTGCATACTCAGAAGCCGTAGTATTTTGTAAAGAAACCGCGTTGAGTTGCCGCTGCCACGCATCTTGAGCACTAGCGGATAAAATGCTGTTAACTGGCGCATTGCCAATTTGTGTAGAATACTTGCTACGCCCTGTACTCCTGATCTCTCCCTCGACGTTGTTATACACAACAACATTCATAGCGCCTACCAAAGTCTCACGCCTTGCCACCTTCTTGATAGCCCCAGCTAAAAGTCTGCGCTCAACAAAATTAAATTTACCGTGGCGAAGTAAATGCTCAGCGGATTGGAAACTACTATCAACCGTAGAATCCGTCGCGTTAATCTTTTCAATCAGCGCAAAAGTTTCTTGCGCGACAAAAGAATATAAAAGTTTTTGTATCATGTAGTTACCCTTAGTAGGTTGAGTAGTGAATTAACCTGTGCAATGTTGTCTTCCCGAATGACTACAGCAGCGCCGCCCGCTTCGTTTATGCGTTTGAGTTCCCGCTCTTGCAATGCCGTGGTCTGTCCCTTGCCCGCCTTGCATTCGATAGCCACGAACCGGCCTCGATAGCATACGATGATGTCGGGAATTCCAGAGCGGCCTAAGCCGTTGGCAGAGGGGAAAAAGTAGTACGCACCGGCTTCTTTGAGCAGTGCAACTACTTGTTGTTTAACTTTGCGTTCAGGTGTAAGTGCCACTTTTATGTCCTTGGAGAGTCTAATATACAGACTATATTGGACTGTGTCAAGTTATTTTTATAGGGGGAAACACCTACCCCCGAACAAAGCGACAAGCAGTCGGATTGTTCAAAAAGTATAGACGAAAAAAGACCCGCACAAGGCGGGCCAAAAACCACAGGGGGTTGTTTATTTGACTATGAGAAAGTTGTCTGCATCAACCCGATAGCCAACATCTTTCACTACCTCGTTGTCCTCCATTAGCTGAAGCACAGCCAATCTGTTCTGCCACTCCAACGGTAGTGCTTCAAACGGCACAAGTTGAGGCTCAGACTTAGCTGCCCTATCTAGTGATTGAAGCAGCTCGTTGTCTGTAAAGAACGCATACAAACCCTCCATCAAGCAGATGGGTATCGTGTGTAAGTGTCTCATGTGCTGAGCAAGCATATACTCCGACAGCGCATTCTCAAACTTAGGGTTGTGCATCGCCTCGGAGAACTCAGATAGAAGATGCGTGTCAGGCGTCTGGTTACGCACAAACGCGTTGAGTAGAATCTGTGCGCCTTCCCGACTAGGTAAAAGGTGACCCCGCTCAATGGTGACCTCCAACCTATTGAGGGCGTTTGAGTAACGGTTCACTACATCCGATGCTCTCTCGTACACAACCTTACCCAGCGAAGGGCACTTGAGATAGGTCTTGGCGTTGCGTATCGCTGACGCCATGTTGACTGTCTGCGTAGTGTTCCCTCTCCGGCCCTGAATATTATCCGAAGACACAGTCAAGGACCACTTCTTATTAGCGTCACCCGATACATTACGCTGAATACCCAAGCTGCCAAGGTGTATATTGTTCTGCGTAACGCTCATGCGTGTAGCGTACTTAACGTCCTCTGATACTTGACGACCCTGCTGCATACACCTACTCGTTGCGTAGCGCCCGTCTTTGACATAGTCGAATGTGAAAGTCCACTCGGGCTTGGCCAGTGCCAGCTTATCTATAAATTCCTTGAAGGTAGGTTCTAGTAGAAAGCCTTCACCCCGTACATCAACATTTGCTAGCTGCATAATTTTTCCTTACCAGTTAAATTTACCAATGATCTCTTGCACACTTGACTTGAGTTCTGCCCGCGCACTGGACAGATCACGCAAGTCTTGGGCGTCTATACCCGACAACGCCTTCTCTAGCATGCGTCTTGCTTCCTCGAGCTGCGGGTCATTCGTAACATTGAGTTTGCTCAGCAGGCCGCACAACTCCAACGGCTTGTTGACAATCGAGTCGCGAAAGATATTGCGCTCACCCACGCTCGTATCTGTCAGCCTATCACTCATGTGAGTCAGCACCGTATGTAGTCTCTCCCACGGTTCACGCATAGCCTCGGCCAGCTTCTCGTTGAACATCTTGTCGTACTGCTCAGCCAAGTCTTCACGCACTCTGTCCTCACACTGAATGCGGAAGTCCCCCTTCTCTGGAACAGGGAGGAAGTTAAACCCGAACTTGAATCTCTTCGGTAAAGACTCAGCATCAGGGAACTCGGTGGCATCAAAGTAGTCACCCAACTTGAACGCCTGTGCGCTCACCAGTGTGGGATAGACCTTGACGAAGTCTGCGACTAACGCGTTGAAGTTGGCCTCCATCGTGCCTAGCTGCTCTCGGTATGTGAAGAAGTTAGCCATAGGCAACAAGCCCACGCCCTTCATCCAAGGTAGAGTTTGTTGTGCATTCCACGCCCTGCACTTGGCCGCATACTTCTCGATCTTCTTGAGATGATCGCTGCCCGCCATGAGGTACTTGTAAACGCTGCCCGCATCGCTGTCTGCTTGCTTGGCTTTGTTGAGGTCAGCCGTTGTCTCGTTGTCACGCTTACGCGCTGTCCATGTGCTGATACGCAACTCAACAAGCATAGCCATTGAGGACAAAGACACCGGAGGTGCTACTAGATTGATAGTCATGATAAATCCTTTAAGTTATGAACATTCCGACACTGAGTCGGTTTGTCCGAAGTCGATACTAATTTCGCGGAAATACTCCACGTTGCGTTTGGACGGTACTACGCCCGCTGGCATTGTGATTACATTGAACGCCTCGTCACGATGCAGGAACGCAGCGATGCCTTTGACGTAGTCATACACTCGCGGTACGCTGATATACACTCCATTCCTGCCAAGGCGGTCGTTGTATACGTGCTCCCCAACATGGTGCTGTACCACATTCAACGCATCGAGCCAACGCTCCGTGTTGTTGCTACTCATCCACTCAGCCAACAACTCCGAAGACGCTCTGTGAAAAGCCCCGCCCTGTCTGCCCGACGAATACGGTATGTGGTGCACATCATTGAGCGCCATTGAGACCATCTCTCGCCTACCACCCCACGGCAGATGCTCAACAGCTTTATGCGCGGCCTCCAAGAACTCATCGGTGTAGCCCGCCGCCGCCCTATACTTCTTTCGGGACTCTTTTATTTCCTCGTGACTCGCGCTCGATACGATAGACGACGTCATAGCCACCCATTCAATGAACGCACCAAACCGCTGCTTCATTATGGTGTCCGCTACCCCACGCTTAACCCTGTACACCTTCACATCCGGTGCATCCACTACATCAAAGATAGGGGAGTCGTAGTATGTTTTCCCAGTAGGTGCAAACTTGAGGGACTGACGCCGTGCTAACTCTATGTTCTTGCCATCAGTCAGCTTTACAAACAAGCGCCCCTTCTCCCAACTAAACCCCATACTGCGCGGCACAAACCCGATGATCTGCTCACCGCTGTACGCACAATAGTACTTGGGCGCATGCAGCGTAAACGTGTTGTCACTGCGCCATTCAACCAGTTTGCTATCGTAGTAGTTCAGCACCACTGTGTCAGGGTCAGGCATGGTGATGTTGGCCTTGTGGTGATAACGCCGCTCACCGAGTGGGCGCACCGCATCTTTGTGACCGCGTATGGGTTTGACCTTGTTATGCCAATCCACTGCGTTCTTGAACGAGCAAAGTCGCGGTGCATTTATTGAGTTGTATGCCATGTTAAATTTCCTTTCTATCAAAGTAGGCAGTCGCCAAGTGGCGTACAACCTGTCCATTGGTTGGTTCAAATCCTAGGTTCAGCATCAGGTCGTTCTTCACATCCTGTAACAGATCATAGGTCTCCTTGTTAAGAGCTACGTTATAGGCCGGTGGGTTTTTCATTTCGCTGCCTCCTGTATCTTCATGTTTGCTGTGATCTCCATCTGCAATATCGCAGTCATCGGCGTAACAAATGTTGCAAACCCCGGCGGCTTGATGACATTGTTTTTATCTGAGTCCACACCCTTAATCCATGTCTGCTCTATACGATTCGCTGAGTTGAGCGTGTTGCATATAGTCATGGCCTCGTCCGGTGTCAAAAGGAACTTTGAGTTGCTA